TGTCTGTGTATAAAACTGGAACTTTATTATTTATATTTATTTTTTGTACCAAATTGAAACCTGCAACTTTACAAAAACTAACATTAGCTGGTAAGTCTGAATCTAATAATCCTATTTTTATATCTGTAAAACTTACAGCAAGAGATTGATTCGAAAGAGTTCTTATATAACAATTGTTATTCATGTCAACAAAAATTAATTTCTTACCATTTTTAATGCTAAAATGGTCAGCAAATAAAATATGTCTTGGACTGATTAATGTCCCAGTTCCACCAAATCCACCAGCCTCAAAAGGGTATGCATATCCTCCTCCATTATTCCAAGGGGATATTGGAGAAGTATCTATATTTTTTGCCCAACAAGTTGTGCTTCTTGTAAAAACTGGATTTACTGGATCAGTAGAACTATCTCCAAGGCAACAATTTCCATTTGGCTGCATAGTGCTAAATATTAATTTAGTTGAATCATTAGCTGTCAAACCTTCTATAGCAGAATCTATTCCTGCTGATAAAATTTTTCTATAAAAATTTGATGATCTAAAAGACGAAATAGGCATACTGAAAATTAATTCACTTTATCTAGAGCTTTATCAATAATATTGTCTTGAGATACTTTTTCTTTTAACCAAGAGTTCATAACACCAAAATAAACAAGATGTTCGCTATCAATTAAAAACAATTCATTACCAAAATTATCTTTGTAAGGAGTTATTCCAGAGTCTTCAGTTAGATCAATTGCTTTTTCTTTTTTAAATTTGATTCTGTACATTTTAATTAGATTATTATATCTTTCACGTGCTTGACGAGTAATAAGTGCGTCATCACCAACAAAAGAAATTAATCCACCATTATCTTTATCATATTGCTTTGGAGTAGTTGCATCATAAGATGATTTGTCATCTTGTATTTTATTTGGTGTCACAGTAGCGCATCCAACAAAAAGAAAATTAAGAACTAATATGCTTGCGAGCTTGTTCAAGGTCTTTTTCCTTTACTGCGTTTTCAATTTCACTTTGATGATTAACTTCTTTTTGAGCTTCTTGTCGCTCTTTCATTTCTTTTGTATTCTTTGCGCCGAATACATTATTGATTGCTGCGAATATTCCAGATACTGCTGAAAGTAGTGCTGTTAATATTCCAGTTGGCATGATTATTCTACGTAACTTGCTGTGGCATCTTTACATCCAGACGCAATAGCGTTAAGTACCTTTACTGCAAGAGCACCATTTCCATCTAGTCTAGCAAATTGTTGAGCATAGAGATCTTTGATTACAGTAACATAGTTTGCCCAATGAGTTTTTTCTGCTGGAAGGTAATCGTTAAGAGCTTTTTGAAGTTGCTCTGGAGTTGGAGTAGTTCCAGCTGTTAATCCTTCTACAATTGCTGCAACATGATTAATCATCTTAGCTTTTTCGATTCTATCGTTACCAGAAACTGCTTGATCAAGAACAACAGTACAAGCTAATACTACTGCTGGTTTAACATAAGGAAGAGTATTTTCAACACTTGTTGCAACATTAACTTTTCCAGTATTGGTTGTAGCACAAGCTCCAAGAAATACGCTCAAAAGAGCAACTGCGATTAATTGTAATTTATTCATATATTTTCTCCATTTGTTCTATCTTTTGCTTCAGTCGTTTGAGCTACTGTTCCGCCAGTAACTGCTGCATCTTTTACTGTTAATGCAAAAATAATACCAGAAACAACTGCAACTAATTTTGCAATTCCAGTAATATAAACTTCTGCTTGATCTGGAAGAAATGCTACTAACGAAGGATCAGAATGAATTGCTATTGCAGTACAAACTGCTACAACTGTGGCTATTCCAGATGAGCTAGATCTCCAATTTGGGCCAAATATTTTAGATAGCATAGTTTTCATAAGATATTACACTATATTATATATATTAAAAATTAAAATATCAATACTTTCTTTTGATTATTTAAAACACCATATAATACATTTCCACTAACAAATAATCCTCTTCTTCCAAAATTTGGATCGAGATCAAAATCAAAACTTAATGTAGCGGTTTTATTGCTTCCTATAGAAGAGTCATAATTAATGTTTGTGAATTTACAACCACTAAAAGTCAATTTTGTTTTATCTACTCCTCTTCTTGAATTACTAAAATCAACAACAACATTGTAATTATCGTCTCTGTTTAAAGTGTCAAAAAACGAACCAACAAGATCTTCTTCTACAACAAAACTTGTATTTAATTTTCCATTAATCGGGAATTCTATTTTTCTTAATAATGGGAATTTGTAATTAATTGCTTTATAAGATTTTGTATTAAAAGATAATGAATAATCTAAGCTTTGAATTGTATCAGTATAAAATAAAACCCCAGTATTACTTGTATAAAAACTAACAGTTGCATCTCCTGGCAAAAGAATATTTTGTCCGCTAATTGCAGTTTGATTATAATTTAAAGCTTTTGGAATAATAATTGTATCATTGTTTACTTGATTGATTCCAGATTTTAAATCTAAAGAAGTATACTTTATGCCAGAACCGCTATTGTAAAAAACAATATTATCTGCAATATAGCTTTGATTTACTACTGGTAGATTTCCAACTGAAACACTAAATGAATATTCATTAAGATAAGAATTTTGAAAATGTAATAACCCATAATTTTGACTATTTGAGTTTATTACTTGAGTAGCATTAGTTGGATTAATTAAAGAATTTGTTAGTGTTACATTTTCAGAAAATAAATCATTATCATTTTTATTTATAACAAGATAAAAATCTCTATCATTTAACAACCCGCTGTTAGTACATAATCCAGAAAACATCGGAGCGTTAAATCCAGAAAAATGATTAACATTAAAATTTAATCTATTTTCATTTGTAACACCATCTGGAATATAAGAAAAATTAAAATTTACCTCTGGTGGCCCATTTATACCTTGAAAAATATTCTGTTTTTGCCCAAAGCCTTGAGCATTTAATCTAGGTTGTTGAATTGAGTAATTAAAATTTTGTATTTTTTCTAATCTTTTAAGAATAATATGATTAGCTAAATAATAATCAGAACTTGTATTTTGCTCTCCGCTATATGGAGCAACATATAGTCCTTGTACATTATAAATTATTCTATTTCTAGCCATTATCCTTAATCCTTATAAAGGATTACACTTTTATTTTTATTAAAATTTACCAAGTGGACATTGCTGTTCTTGTCCAATAATCTCCATTATGTCTATATAAATAATTTTTATCAAAAGAAATTTGGCCACTATATCCATTACTTGTGTGCGTTAATGGCACGCATTCAGATCTTAAAAGTATTCCAGATGCAAAATCTAAAGAAAGAGTATGATTTCCTGCTGAAGTTTTATTTCTAGAAGTATAATCTCCTATTAATACCGCTCCAAGATGAGAAACATCGTTACGAAAGCCGCCTACAATAGATGCACAATTACTTCGTATAGTATTACAATTTCCGCCTATAATTGATGAACAACAATTTGAAGTTATTTTATTACAAAGACCTCCAAGAATTACATTTTGTCCTCCAGAAATAGAATTACAAGATCCTCCAAGTATAGCATTAACTGAGTCGTTATCTCTCCCAAAAGTTTCACTACTTACACTACAATTATTATAACCTCCAAGAATTGCGCTTCCAGCTACTCCAGAAGAAAGATTATTTGCTCCACCACCAATAAACTGATGGTATGATCCATATATTGCATTACGACATCCTCCTACTAAAGTGTTACCATCAGAAGGAAGTCTTGACAAACTAAATCTACTTTCAACTCCAGTTATTAAATTACAACATCCACCTACTAATACAGAACTATTGCCTTTATCAATTGAATTATTTTTTCCTCCTAATACCGCAGAATAGCAAGAGTTTCTTATTAAAAGATTTTCTCCTGCACCAATAAAATTAAATTGTCCACTTAAATTGCCTGGAGTTGTATAGTCAGAATAAACTGCTGATGATTTTTCTGAAATAATTTTATTATTAAAACCACCTCCAATAATTGAAAAAATTGCATCAATACAATTACTTTTTCCACCAATTATACCATTGTATCCAGGACCACAAATTATACCTTTAATAGACATATCGTCTCCATAATAAGCTCGTTGTTTGGTCGGATATTCAGTATCTAGTAGACTTATATATGGAACATTAAATGGATCACTGTTGTTAAAAAGCGTATTTCCTTTAATAGTATTATTATGCCCACCAACAATTACAGATTTAGGAGTATATATAGAGTTGTTTGTTCCACCCCCAATAAAACTTCTTGAACCATGAATGTAAGGTGTACCAAAGTAGGGCATTGAAGGTGGCGAATAATAAGCTGTAGTTTTTCCAGATATAGTATTATTTTGTCCAGCTCCAATAAGAGAAGCCATACCATCTATAACGCAATTATTTGCTCCTCCAACAATTGTTGTAGATGAATAATATTCAATTGGACCTATCCATACACCACTACCATTAACTGAAATAGTTGAATATTGGTCTGTATTTGCTATATTAGAATATGATCCTCCTAAAATTGTAGAACCGTTGCCATCTGTTTGGAATACCAAACCATCTACTGGTTTAAGAATTCCGTTAGCGTCAACTTCGTATGTTTGAACTGATTTTAAGCTCATAATGGAAACTCCTGTATCATTAGTCTTTTCCAAGTATACAAGTTGTTAGGTTGGTCTACTTCTGTGCATATGTAAATATGTGGAGACGAAAATATCATTTGTCCTGTTACTCCTTCTGGACTTGAAACTGGATAAGAAGCCGCTGGAATACCCTGAGAATTAGATAAGACTAAACCATCATTAAAAGTTTTTAAATTTTGTACATCTTGATCCCCAGTAATTCTAATATACCTAAGATCTAATTGACCAGAATTAGTTAATTGAGTAGTAAATACCTGTAAACCATTAAATGTACGCATTTAATAGATTTACACAAATATTTTAAAAAAATAATAATTTAATCAAAATTCAGATAAAGCTGTTCTTTTCCATTTTATTCCATCGTGTCTATAATGATAATTACTATCGTATACAATTTGACCACTAATTCCAAAAGATGTGGAGCTTGATGGTATATAATTATCGCTTTGGAAAATTATTTTATTCTTAATATAAGTACCACTTACAAAATCTAAAGTTAAAGCGTCTTGATTATCAGATTTTTTAAATCTATTAGTTCTATCTCCTATAATAGTAGATCCAGCGTGAATTCCAGATACTTTATAACCTCCTAATATTGTTACGCATGATACATTTTTAATAATATTTTGTGTTCCTGCAAATATAGCGTTAAATGCTCCGTTTATAAAATTATTTTGACCTCCAACAATTGAATTTAAACATCCAGAAATTGAATTACCAGCTCCACCAGCTATAATATTTAATTGATCAGCTGCTCGACCAATAATTCTATCGCTTAGAATTGAATTTTGAGATCCTCCAATTAAAGCAGAAAAACTTGATCCAGATATTAAATTTCTATAACCACCTCCCATAAATTGAAACTCGCCACCTAAAATACTATTCCAAAAGCCTCCAGCTAAAGTATTATTTGATCCACCTAATCCAGATATTAAATTTCTACAACCTCCAGCTATAGAACTATTATTAGACATACTCACGGTATTAAGAGTTCCGCCAGCTATAACTGATGTTTTTGAATTATATAAATTATTACAAAATCCTCCTCCAATAAAATTATATTGACCACTTAATTCTGAAGGATATCCAGGAACATTAGATACTGGAGGATATCTAAGGCATCTTTCAGAAAACATGCCATTACATACTCCTCCTCCAATTACTGAGTATATATTATTTAAATAATTATTTTTTCCACCTGCAATTACATTATAGCCTGGAGCATTTATTACTCGCACGGGATGCATAAAATCGTCATCATCATACTGATAATAAAGAGGCGCATAAGGAGTAAATTCTTCTGTTCCAGGTAAAGTTTGAGCAGTTAATTCCCATGAAGGAAAATTGTTCGATCCACATATAACATTTCCATGTCCACCAATAATTGCTGATTTAGGACTATATATCTTGTTGGCTGATCCTGCACCAATAAAACTTTTTGATCCAAAGCTATTATGTGTTTCGTAATTACTTCCATATGATTGATTATTTATATATTGAGCATATCTTACATAAACAGCTCTTGTTTCTCCGCTTATCAAGTTTTCTTGACCAGCTCCAATAAATGATGCTTGACCATTTACTATAGAGTTATTAACTCCTGCGGTTATTGCAGCAGAAGTTCCATACTGCGGTGTACCAGGAGAATCTCCTTGAGGTTTAGATCCATCCGCTTCAAAATGAAGTTGTGGACCATATTCATATCTGTTATCAAAATAATTCCTATCCAATACATAAGAATTAATTTGAATATCATTACATCTTCCACCTAACACAACTGTTCCAGTTGTATCAGTAGCAAAAACTAATCCATCTACTGGTTTAAGAATTCCATTAGCGTCAACTTCGTATGTTTGAACTGTTTTTAAGCTCATAATGGAAACTCCTGTATCATTAGTCTTTTCCAAGTATACAAGTTGTTAGGTTGGTCTACTTCTGTGCATATGTAAATATGTGGAGAGGAAAATATCATCTGCCCAGTTACTCCTTCTGGACTTGAAACTGGATAAGAAGCCGCTGGAATACCTTGAGAATTGGATAAAACTAAACCATCGTTAAAAGTCTTAAGATCGTATACATTCTGATCTCCAGTAATCCTTATGTATCTAGCATCCAATTGACCACTATTGGTCAATTGCTCTGTAAAAATTTGTAATCCATTAAACGTGCGCATTTAATAGAATTACACCTTGAAATTAAAATTTGCTATGATATAATAAACTAGCTAAATAGCTTGTGACTTGATGTTCAGAAGCTATTTCTTGTATTTGATTAATATTATCCTGATTTTTATCAAAAGGTTTTTCTATATATTCTTCGATTTTAGATGACCAATTTTCTGGATTTTCGTTAGCTATAATAATTTCTGAGATTTTTTCTGCGTCTTCTTTTTGCTGGTTACTTAATTTTTTAATATTAAGTTTTTTTCTAACAGAAGATTTTACTTCTTCTTCGAGATTTTGAGCTGCTAATATATTCTCTTTTATTTTTAATATAGAAAAATTAGCTTTAGAGCCAATTGGTTTAACATTTTTTGTAGATTGAGGTATTCCAGTAGAACCTGATGGTCTTCCAGCTTGACCAGCTGCGTTTCCACCAATAAGTGGTTGATAAAAACCTTGATCTCTTAAGTCTTTGAATTTTCTTTGAGACTCTATAGACTCTTCTTGAGTTGGTAATCTTCCAGTTTCAATTGCAGTAAGTCCTTCTTCTGCGGTTAATACTCCTAATTCAACTAATCTATTGTAAATTCTGGAATATTGAACATCATCTTTGATATCAATATCTTGAAAAACTGGTGTTGGAAAATTTTTAAAACCAATGTCTTTGCTCATTCTTCTAATTTCTGGAATTAAAAATTCATTAATAAAGACTTCTCTTGCTTGCTTTAATCTTTGAACAAACACTTGAACTTTAATACTTGTGTTTGCAAATTTTTCACTTCCTATGAGAATATTATTTAAACCAATTTGAATATCTCTATCAACAACTTCGTATTTTTGTGGCCCAATAAGATTGCCTATATCTGGAATAACAAACTCGGCTTTAGTTGTATAGTCGGCAATAAGAACTCTTCCAATGCTTTGGTTTTCAAATAAAGCTTGCATTGCTTGTAAATTCTTTTGATTTACGCCACCTTTTTCTGGATCAGTCCCCATTGTAACAAGAAGAACAGCTTGTTGCATAGTTCTTGTTACTGCCATATCCATTTTTTTCATTTCAAGTTTCCAGTTGATATCATCAAGAACTGGAAATCCCATTGGAATAGAAAGCGGCTCATAATCCTGTTTTTTATAGAATACAGCTGCTAATTTAGTTCTATCTAGTGGCACGAGAATATAAGAGTTATTTTTATTTTTTATTTTATCTTTAGTTTCTGGAGGAAGATTATCATAAACTTCAATATCTTCATCTGTTTTTGGATCTCGTAATCTTTCTAATTCGTAATCACTTAATAATTTATAATATGTATTAAAAGAATAATTAACTGTACCACCAACATAAACGTCTGCTGGATTAATTATTGTATATCTCGCTGGAAGTTTAATTTCTCCATCTTGAGCTATAGATTTTAATTTAGAACCAAAAGTTTGTGTTATTTTTAAAAGTTGTTCGCTACTTAAAGAAGTATCAAATCTGTAAGTAAATACATTTCCACTTCTATAATATTCTCTAAAAAATTGATCTTGAAAACTTGCTAAATTAATCTTTTTGAAATATGCCTCAAAAAATTCTCTTGATTTTTGACTACCGCCAGTTAAATAAATTGAGCTATTCGAAAATTCACTCATTAAATCAATTGTGTTTCTGAAAATAGCTACATTATAATAAGCTTTTTGACATAGAATAATAGAGTCTCTTACGTCTAGAGTGGAAAGATTTTTTACATAATTAGAATATCTAAAAGGAATTAATCCAGTATCTATATTACTAAATCTATTTGTTTTTTCTATTGTAGAAGATGAGTTTCTTCTCGAGGAAGTCGTGTTTGCTCTTATTTCTGAAATTTTAGCTCTTTTCTCGGTTGATGTATCAGATCCATAAACCATTAATGGGGTAGTATCTTCTTTTGGTATAGCTAAAGACGCTTTAACTTCTTGAATTTTATTTTTTTTACTCATTTATTTAAAGATATTACACTTATTTTATCATTATTGGGGTGAAAGTCTGAGATATTTCTTCTTTTGGAGCGTTTATTATATCATTATAGCACTTTAAACCCCAATTTACTAATAAAAGTGCAGAATAATTATCTTTTCTTGCTTTATTTGCAGAAGAGCTTCTTTTTAAATGCTGTGGTAAATCGAAGGATTGAGTGCCTCTAGCTGTTGACGAATGCTCTACTAGAGTGCATTGTTTTTTAGTTTGATATATAAAATCGTCCTGATTTTCAATAAAATCAAGAGTAGACCAATCTTTCTTTTCTTCTGTTTTCATTAAATCTATTGGTATGCTTTGATTAAATTGAGATTCAAAAAAGCTATCACTTGCGCAAGTTTTACTAGCAAACCATACTTTCTTGTAATCAATAGAAGCTTGTAGGTGTTCGTTTGCTTTACGAATAAAATTACTAGTGAATACTTGATTAAAAGCTATTTTCTTTGATTCTAAATTATAACTATTTCTAACTTTTCTAATTTCTTGATCATAGTCTGCGCCTTCTAAATCAGAATTAAATTCAAAAGTATTAAGTATTAAATTATTACTTTTAAATAATTCAGATTGATTGCAAGCAGAAAGAAATACGTCTGCTCCAGCGTTATCCAAAATCATAAATACAATATTAAAATTAGTCATTATATAATATAAATAATTAACATGATTTTTTAAATTTCCTAATCCAGCATAAGTATGAACTAATGTACCAGTTTTAGTTTCTTCATCAATCTCCATTACTGCCATAGCAAAATAATCTGCATTTGGACTATCACTCATATTGGGATCAATACCAAGGATATATTTTTTTCCTGAAGCCCCTTTCATTAAAGTATGAGGGGATTGACCATTTGGAATGGTGCATTCTTCCATTTTTTTTGCACTAAAATAACTATCGCTACCATCAATAAATCTTGCACAATATTCTCTTAAGAAACTACTATGACTTGATCCTCCATTTTGAGCTTCTTCAATAATAGTTTTATCTATCATTTCTAATGGTAGAGCTTCGTAACTTAATTGAGACACAAAATAAGATGCTTCTGTCTCTTCTTTTGAGTGAATTTTTTCTACCCATTCATTATATGTTTTATAAAGATTTTCAAATGTATAGCTTGCAGAAGAAAGAGCTATCATTTTACTATTATTTTCGAAAACCATTCGATCTTCTTCTTTCATTGCTCCTTCTCTTATTAGAGTATCTTCCATTTCCCTAATCTCCATTCGTTCTTTCATATTTTGTGGAGCAACCAAGAATGGCATTAAAACAGTTTTTACAATATCTTCAGATAACAAAAGGAACTCATCAAGTACAAGTACGTTAGCGCGAAATCCTCGGATCTTTTCTCCGCTTAATGGAATAGCTACGATACTTCCGCCATTGATTGACCATTCGTATTGATCATTTCTTTTACTTTTTGAACCAAAAGCTTGCTGAAGAAGTTCTGCGCCTTTACTATTTACAATTTTTTCTAGATTATTAAATATGAATCTAGCTGTTCTGAAAGTTGGTCCTGCAATTAAAATTTTAGTATTAGGTTCAAAAACGCATTGAAGAAAACAAAATACACTTGCTATAAAACTTTTACCACAGCCTCGACCAAATACGCACATGCTAAAGTTTCTGTTTAATAAAGCCTTAAGATGAATTTCTTGATATGGTGCTAATTTAATTCCACTTATAAGCTCGGTAGTAAAACCTAAGTTAGCTCTTAAAAATTTAGCAAGAGAAATTTTTGCATCTTTATCGTTGAGAATACCTTTGAGCTCCATTAATTCTTTATTAATGTCTGGATAATCTTTTTTATATTTATCTGGAGAATATATCATAATAGTTTTAGATCATAAGCTAATTGAAGGTCTATTTGTTTGTAGAAGCAATTTGATGTAAAAATAGATTCAATTACTCTTGTCATTTCTCCTCTTCCGTCTACAAAAAGAAATTGTAGATTATCATAGTTCTGCAATAATTCTCTGACGTTATGAAATATATATTCTGGAGTTGCTTTGATTTTTTTGCTAATATGTGGAAGATATTGAAAACTAAGTGCATTAGACAGTTTTTCTTCAACTATAACAATCAAATATGCTCCACTTTTTTTTGCTCTGTCTATTTCGTTTTTAAATCTATCAAAATTTTTAACGCTTAACGTGCTTATAAAATCACTTAAACTTTTTCTTTCTATAAAGCATTTACAATTATCGTTACTACAAGAATAATCTCCAAATGGTAAAGTCTTTATTTCGAACTTTGTATCAAATTTTAACCAACTTTGCTCTCTTGTATCAACATATATGATTGATTTTTTATTTAATTTATTTTTAAATTGATCTGTTATATTGTTTGGGTGAATAAATCTATTCTCTAACCCCAAGCTTGAGCAAATATCATAATAATCATCAAATATTTTATTATAAAAAAGTATAGATGGTGCCATAATTGTTCTTAACTCTACTTGAGAGGGGCTATAGGTTAAATTTTTATCATCTTTTCTTTTAGATAACAATTGCTTGCAATATTCTTGAGCTTTTTCAATTGGCTGTTGCTTAAGCCATTTTTTCATATTATTCTTATCATTAAAATCGCTATTTAAATATTGCTCTTTAGTCTTAAAATTAATAAGTTCATTTGTTAATAGATCTCGTCTTTCAAAATATGTTTGATAATATTTTACTTTATTCAAACCATAACCCTTGAGCGACATATGTAATGCCTTATCACTTGGAAACTCTTTTCCATCTACTTTGCATATAACTGACATAAAATTATCCGTTTAAAATATCGTCTTCTGATATTCCAAGTATTCTAGCTTTTAATTCGTCCATTGAACCAAGCCGTTCAATTTCTTTCTTGATGCTATTTTTTCTAAGTTCTGCTATTTTTAGCAATTTTTGCCTTGATTCTTCTTGCTTCCACATTTCAACAAGATTCAAAATACTAGCATTTTCTTTGACTTGTTTGCTTAGTCTTTCGCTTCTTTTTACTTTAAGATCTTGTAATAATTTTTGTTGACGATTAACACAATCGTTATACTCTTTTCTTGCTGTGCTGCTAGCTTCTACTACTGCCATTGGAATTTTACCATCTTCTTGAGTTGCTATATCTATTTGATTTTGCAATGCCGTAATTGTTTGTTGAATACTAGATGATATTACTACTTCTGTAGCTAATACGATATACTGATCTACTTCTTCTTGAGTTAAATCACTTTTATCATAAGTATATCTTACAAAGCTGCTTTCAAAAAGATCTCTATCATTTTCATCGCTATAAAGATTAATTTGATGAGTAAATCTATAAGTATTCATGTAACCAATCAAAGAATTTACTTCTTTCTTTTGTCTTGGCGTGATCTTTTCTTTATCAATTCCATCTAATATATATTTATTAATTTTGACAACCATTCTTTCTTCGCTTCGTGGAGCTTTGTAAATTTCTGTTGCAGCGTTTTCATTTGTATCATTAAGATATTTAATATTGCTTGGTATAGTTTTCATATAATCAAGAACGCTTCTCGTTTCTTGAGAAAGATTTGTTAATGATTCATTTTTAAATAAAATTTTAGCTATTTCAAGCCCTGTCATTGTCGCGCAATTATTGCTAATATATTCTTTTTGATCTTCTGTTAATTCAATAAGACCCTTAGCTTGATATTCATGACTTTTTCGTGGCTTAATTTGTCTCGCTGCTAAAAATTGTTTTACAGCTTTACCTTCTTTACTTCTGCCGTCAAGATCATCTCTGCCAAAAGCTAATTTAACCAATTCTGTTAATGAAGGTGGATTGTCTGCACGATTATTCCATTCATTTAATAGATTTAATTGCTGATCTTCTGTTAATTCTGGTAAATTTTCACTCATATTAATGGATATCTATATCTCCATTATATAAATATTTCTTAACTTTAATCATAATGGATTTTTTAAGATTTTTAACTTGCTTATAGCCAATTTTCCTATTCTTTTCTGTAGTTTTGTATCCCATCAATTTTGCTGACTCTTCTTCTGACTTATGTTTAATATAATATAATTCATAAAATTTCCATTCAATCGGCTTGAGTACTTGTTGCATTTTTGCATGAATGTTTTTTGCTGTTTTTTCAATATCAATTTCATCTTCAATAATATTGTGAACTTCTTGGGTATGGTTTTCCAATGCAACTGGAAGTTTAATGTTGTGTGCTGATTTTTTACTTTTTTCCCATTTTGCATAAAGTGGACATTTACTACATTGAGAAGCGTATATACTACATCCATCTTCTTGTTCGGCTGCTGCACATTTTAAACATGGTCTGGAATAATTTCCATAATTATTTCTTATAAGATTTTTGATTTGATTACTTACAATACGATTAACCCATGGCGCTAATGGTTTCTTCTGGTCATATAGATTCCACTTTTTATAAATATGTATTCTTAATATTTGAGAAACATCATTAAAATCCATCCAAGCTAAAGTCGTTAAATTCCATTTATGTTTTCTTTTACTAATTTCTTGGTTTATCTCCGAAATTTTACTTTCGAAACTTGCTTTCGAAAATTTCATTATTTTTTTGATCTTCTTGATGTACCTGCTTCTTTAGCAAAATCTTGTAGTATTTGTTTTTTTGAAATTTTGCTATTTTTAATAATTTTATTTCTTTTACTTTTTGATGAGGAAGTTCCAATAAGGGAGCTTATTTTTTCTCCTTTATTTTTAAAATTTTCTTGAGAGTCGGTCTCTACTTCGAGTTGTGATATCTCTGGAACAATTACATCATCTTGATCTAAATTATCATTATCATGATCTATATCCAAATCAGAATTTTCATCTTCTATATGTTTTTTAGAAGCTATTGTCTTTTTTTGAGTTAAGTTTTTTTGAGTTAAGTTTTTTTGAACAACTGGTCTTACTTCGGCTTGTTCTATTTTATCAAACGATTTACCGCAACTTGAACAGAATAATGGTTTTTTAGCGCTATATTCTGTGGGCGACCCGCAAGAAATACAATATCTTTTCATTAACAATATTATATCATTTGTTTTGAATTTAATCTAAATAAATTAAATTTACCTTGCCCTTTTTATCTATTATAGCATAACTACATTTTTCTTCACAAAAACTTCCAGTATTAATATATTCAAATTTATCATGTTCATGTTCAGGTTTATGGCTATGACCACAAATAATTGAATCCTTATTATTAAATTCACAGTATTTAATAGCATTTTCTTTTATATTAGATGTTTTTTCACCTAATGATTCTGTTTTCTTTCTTAATAATTTAAAGAAATTATCTGCAAATGGCGTATAGTGTCTAATAATATAATATAATTTAATTATAAATTCTGTGATACTTTTGTATTTACTAAAATATATATCAAATATATCACCATGAACTGCTATAAATTTCTTATCTTTTATATCAAATTCATACTCATCTCTACAATCAAAACCCAGAAGAATGCTCATAAACTCTGCTTTAAGGAAGCAATGATTACCAATTAGATATATAATTTTGCTTTTTTTGCTTAATTTTCTTAATTTAGATAATACTTTCCAATGAGTTTTGTTCAGTCTATTTAAGTTGTGATGATCAAAAAGATCACCAACAATTAATATTGTTTTTGCTTTTTCTTTTTTTAAGACTTTAAGTAATTGATTAGCTTGACAATCTTTATCGCCAAGGTGAATATCTGAAATCGCTAATACTTCGTGCATCCTAATATTTTAGGACAATTTATGTTCTTTTCTAGTCTTTTCTGGAATTGCTTCAACAAAATCTTGGCCCTTACTTTTAGCTTTTTGATATAATTTTTTAATAAAAGCATCATAACTCATATTTCCACCCATACGACCAAAATTACTAATAGCATCTCTTACGTCTTGTGGGCTAACTATTGGAAAACTACGATTTTCTGGAAATAAGAAGTCGCTATCTTTTAATTCGCTTCTTTTTTTGCCTTTATAGCTTTTTTGATAAGCTTCTATTTGGGCTATATCAAATTCTAGAACTTTTTGTTTATAACCCATAAACTTATACTAGTGTTAATAGATATTTTAACTGATTAAGTGAGCCAAGAATTTCAT